AAATCCGTGGGCTTTACGTTGAGTTTGTCCATGCGAGGTCCGCCGTATTTGGCGAATTTGGGGAAGTAGAAACAAAAAATTACCAAACCTGCCTGGTTGATTCCGTCCAAAATTTTTCCGTCGGGAGTCGAGATGCCCTTGATGTTTCCTTTCGTAAACTTTCTGAATTTGAGGATGTTCTGGCCGAATTCCATCGTGCGCCCTATTACGATCGTGCCATTTTCGGATATGATGCGAATGCCGGAGCACATGGTGTATTAAATTACGAAATCATTTTTTATTCTTAAAAAATATTTTATACTTGTAAATGGAAGATAACATTCTCAGCGTTTTCGCCAATGGGCGTCCAAACGTCATCCACATCATCACTACGCCTGGACCGAAACTCAGGAGACCTTCTAAAACAATAAAGAAGAGCGACGTTTTTCAGCCGCGATACGTTCAGGATGGAAACGTGATATACGTGGCGAATTTGTGTTCCATGAACATCCCAACGTCCTCGGGAATGGCGTCGATAGACTTCGCGGAGCACTTGAACTCTGGAGTGTTCAAGATCACGTACAACGGCGTAAACTTTGCGGCTCCCACGCTCACGACTCGAGGGACTTTCGGGACTTCTGCAGCGTTCGATTTGCACGGAGGAGAACTCGCGTGTCAGCGCAAACTGACGGAGAACGGCAATCGCGAGATGCGGATGGAGGACGAAATCTCCGACGTGGCCGCCGACGAAAATTCCATTCTCATCACGACGAAGTTGTTTTCCGAGTGTATTCCTGGCGAGCGTAACGACGAGGGCGTGATGTGTCTGAACGATATGTTCGTGTCCGACATAATTCACACGAAGCAGATCAAGAACGTATCCCCCGGAGTCGTCGACTATTTTGTGAAAATCAACATTCCCTCTAAATTCACGTACGGAGTCGTCGAGGTGTTGTCTTCCACCTTTTTCAACGACATCATCATCCAACTCATCCGGACCGGCGACACGTGGAGAGCGATGGAAAATAAGTCGTATCCGAATAGTGGGTTCGTGATAGCGAAGACTCCCGAAGCTGCGATGGGCGTCGCTCTCGTCGAATGGCCACGCGGAGCCGTGTGTTTCCCGCCCAAGGTGAATTATCACGAATATTCCAACGTGAACAAATGGAACATCACGCAGCAGATAGGAAGTCCGATAAACGACAGCATCAAGGTGCCCGGAGGCGAGTACAGCTGGAGGATTCGGATGTTGTTCGGACCCGTATGGGAGGTTCAGCAGAAGATCAACAAGATCAAACTGCAGAAACACGGAGATAGTTACAAGACGTTGTTTAAGGAGGACAGAGAAAAACGAAGCATGAGCAACGAGTTTATGAAGAACAAACACGAGTACGGATACGAAGCTTTTTAATATAATATAATTATATAGTAAAAATGAGTTCATCAAGGCAGATGGTGCAATGGAAAGGATCTGGCAGTGCGAAAAAAAGTTCATCGCCTCGGAGGTCTGCGTCTCCTCAAAGATCCGCGTCTCCCCAAAGGTCTGCGTCTCCCCAAAGGTCTGCGTCTCCCCAGAGATCTGCGTCTCCTCAGAGATCGGCGAGACGCACGTCATCGTCCTCTCGCAACGTGTTCACCGGGGGGAGTCAGTTTTCGCCGAGAACTTCCACGGAACTTTCGAAGAGAGAGGCGAAGGTGGAACGGCGCCGTCTGCAGGCAGAGGCAAAAGCACATAAAATTTCGATGCAGCGAGAACAACAGGAGTTGCGGCATATGAAAAGAACCCAGGGGTTGGAATACGATCAGCAATTCAAGGAGGCGTATGGTTTTTCGAAGACCACCGCTATAGCTGGCGGCGTCGGTATCGCGGCCCTGATAGGGTACTTCATGTTTTCTTGATATATCTTTCGCGTAATGGATGAAAATAGTGAACGATGTGTCCGTGGTCGATGTCGAATGTGTCGAAGCTCTCGAAGACGTCGCCGTCTATCTTCCATAGAATATTGAATGCTTTCGTATCGCGTTTGTTCGAAAAAGGTCTGTCGTTCCAGTTCGACACCGGGAATCCGAGTTCTCTCGCTATGTGGACCAGAAAGTGATGTTCCCAGCATATGAGCGGGACAGCATCGGCCGGTAGTTTTTTAACGTACTTCACGAGTTCGCCCACTTGCTCTCTCGTGAATTTCACGATCAACTCTGTTTCAAAGTCTCGAGCCATCGGGATCATCGTATCGACGCACCGCCTGCTCGAATGACGTTTCGGTTTCATGGAAATCAGATGTGTGGGAAGAGCCACTCCATCCGGCCTGAAATCCCTAAAATACGTCGGTAGATAGTCTGCTCTGATGTGTCCTTGCGATGACAACTCCTTGTTCAGTTTTTCGCCATGTCTCATGAGCAAAATCATTCTTCACCCGAGAGTATATGTTTTCAAATACTTATTTGTTGACGACGATTGATCGTCTTTGATGAGCGTATTATGAGTGTGCCAGTCGAAAAACATATCCGGCGACAATAGTGCGATTTTCTTGACTCCCGCCATGGTGAGGAGATCATTGCGAACATACACCATGAGATTGCCGGAGTGTGCCACGGGCGTGTATCCTTTCGCGGACGCAAACTCGTTCATCGTCTTGAATCCGGGTCGGTCTCCTCCGAAATCGCAATGGGGTGCAATGCGCGGTTCTATGGGAATGACCACGACGTATGGTTTGTAATTGTTCATCGTGGTCCACAGATCGCGTTCGTTCTTTTCTTTCGTGTGAAGAGACAGCAATGCAAACTCCACCGGGAAATTATGTTCGTTGAGAATGTCGTCAATATCGATCGTGTCCGTCTTGTGGACGGTAAAGTTTTTGAATTCTTTCTCGACGGCGCCGAGGTCGTCGTTAGGTCTCGCGATGTTCAATACGTACATCTCGTGATCTCTCATCAGGTGAAACGAGTTCGGAATCTCCATACCGTCTATGGGCGAGCCCACGTCGACTACCCTCTGGTTTCTGCGAAGGACGCAGAGCCGGCCTAATATTTCTTCCACGGTGTTTCCGACTTGAGAAAACTCGCCGCCTTCGAAGTTCGCAAATGGTTTTCTCGCGAACCTGGCCAACATATTATCACTGGCGTTGAGCATGTTCTGAATTGTTCTTACATAATTCTTATTTAAATTAAACGACTTGATTCATATTAAGGAACGGCATTAAATCCACTAGAAACTTCTGTACTTCTTCCTCTGAAGGAATCTTGATATCGGTTGAGTATGGCGGAAGCTCGTATTCTTTCTTCGGTTGTTCTTTCTTGGGAGCCGGAGGAGGTACTGACGGAGGTTCGTAGGCTGGTGGTGTGAGCTCGCGGAGGCCGTGGGACCAGTCGAGGTGATATGTGTCCATTGGGACCATCTCCGTGATCGCAAATTTAGAGAAAGGAGTGGTGAGATTGAAACCGAACAGACGCTGACTCACGGGAATGTAAGAGTCGACGATGACCTTGGTCATGAGATCTTTGATGCTCCACTTGGACATGAGGTCCACGTTAATGTTTCCGATGTCGACGATGACGTCGGTGTATCCCAGATTGGCACGGGAACGGATAATTCCCTTGATTTTGCGTTCGAGATGCTTGAACAATACTCCGGCATCTTTTTCGAGCTGAACGGTCTCGTCTTGCGCCTGCTTCGTAGCGACCACGATCTCGTCGAAGAACTCCATGGTTGTGATATCTTCGAACGGATATATTAAATTAAAAAGTTTGTCGATACGATTTCACTTGTTCTTTTTGGCATTCGTCGGTTTCTTCTTCGTTTTGATGGTTCCATTTTCTTTCAATTTTTTTTCGTATTCGTTTAGCGCCGGTTTAAAATTCATCGGTCTAAATGTTTCGAACTTCTTTTTCCGTATGGTATCCATCGCTTCCTTGGCCGTCATTCCCTTGATTGTCATCAAATATGCTGCGGTGACCGTGGAACTTCTATTTTGTCCCGCACGACAATGCACCAAAACATTTCCGCCGTAACGAGTCACGTCGCGAATCGCCGTGCTGGACATATTGAGATATTTCGCCATCTTTTTGGCGTCGAACGCGGCGTCGTGAACCGGGATGCGAAGCATAGGAATTTCCGAAGTTCTAGGAATGTCCGCCGAACAGTTCACCACGAGTTTGATATTGTGTTTTTTCAAGAATGCCTTGTCCGCCGCCGTCGCTTCAGAGCCGATCCAGACGTGATTGGTGATGCGCTTGGGTGGATAATAGAGCGCGCCGTTCCACTCGATCAACTCGGATTTCGGAGCTGGGTACACTTGTTTCTTCGGCGGCATATTTACTATATATTAATATTAAAAATCAACAGATCGGCTTGCGACCGGAAGAGAATTGATAACAAAATTCTGCGAAATCCGGAAACTGACAATTATCCAACAGAGGCAGTCCTTGTGACTGAACGTATTCTAGTAGGATATGATAAGCAGTCACGAGTTCTTCGGAGAAGTAATCCATCCAGACTTCGGGATCGTCTTCGTACGGTGGATACTCTTCGATCTCTTCTTCTTCCTCGACGATCGGTTCTTCCTTAATCTTCTGGAGAGCAATTGCTTTCTTCTGCTTCATGATTCGTGTCTGTTTCTTTTTATTACATTATGTTAAATTGATTTATGCATCTTCGTCGTAAGTCATAATGTCTACGTACTCAAAGTCCACCGCGTCCACCATGTAATTTTTCATTCGTTCGCAAATCACGAGATCGTCGTTTTCTCCGAGCTTCACTGCTTTGTCCCAATCTCCATATCGCGCGATGGCGACGTTCAGTACTTCCTTCATGTGCAAAGCGTCGTTCTTGTTTCGAAACCGAATTATATCGGTCGAATTGCTGTTCTTGACAAATTGCATGCCGAACTTGGAACGAACATGCGACTTATCGTAAATGATGAATGCTTTCTGAGCAGTGCAGCAAATCATGTTCATGTTACTCTTACTCAATAAAAATAAATGTGGAAACTCCTACTATTGAGAGAAATATATACACGCGTTCTACCCTGGGTCAAACGACTAACGAGTTCCCCCGAGATAGCGAGCGGTTCCTTTGATGGACGAACCGCCACCATTGCTGACGTAATCTCCGCAGGTCAGTTGGAGCTGGAAGCTATGATTGTTTGCGAGCGTCAGAACGTTTCCGTTGGCATCTTTTATCTTGATGTTGAGTTTGTCCATTGATGCAACGGGATTTTGGAGGGGTATATCCATGAACGAGCTGGTCAATGCGTCTATGAAGAACACATTGCCGAATGGGATGAACAATGGGATTTTCGCGAGACAGAAATTAACGCCACCCGACGGTGATGTCGAATCTATCATGCTCAGTTTGTCAATGTCAAGAAAGATGTCTCTTTGCGGTGGTGACAATTCTGGGATTGACATATTCAGCAATTGTGCACTCCATATGTTTCTGTATCTCTGAGGCAGTTGAATCTGATATTGTCCCGCGTTCGGATATGCCAATCCGTCTCTGTTGGCGCTGTCTATCGTGATAACGTGAGTGGTTGTTGGTATCATTTACATATAATGATATAATTAATAAATTTTTATAGATCATTTATCATTCATTCACAGGAACTTTGCGGCCATTGCTGAGTCGTCTTCGTCGCTGACTTCCAGGAGCTCCTTGGGAGCTGGAGACTGTGCCACTTCGCCTTCCTCGGAGACAAAGGCAAAGTCGGTGATGCGAGAGGGCTTCTCGACCACCAGAATCTGGAGTGCGCGCCAAGTGATACCCCAGAGCGTAGAACCCACGAAGAACACGGACGCCACCTCTGCGATGACCTTTACGGTGGAGCCGCGAGGCACGTCGTCGATGGAAATAGAAGACTTGTCGGTGTCGAATACCTGCACATTGGGCTTGCCATTTAGAATGGGAATTTTGACCTTCATCACGGGGGCATACTTACCAGAAGGGTCCTGCTTGGTGAGCTTGCGATAGGTGTCCTCCAGAAGCTCGCGAGACTTTTGCTTGCCGAACCAAGCAACCGAGTTGGTGTACGCGGTATCAATGAGATGAGTGTCGAGCTCGTTGATCTTGTTGTAGAGCGTGAGCAGGTTCTCATTGTCTTCGTATCCGCGGAAGGAAAGATCGACGCTGTAAGATACGGGGTCTGCGTCGGGCTTCTCGCGATAGGCGCTGATACCGAATGGCAGACTCATCGCAGGGAACTGCATGGTCACCCGGGCCTTGGCGCCGGTCTCATTGGTCAGAGGCACATACTTGCCACCGAGCTTGTTCTTCTCGGGGACGCCGAAGTGGATGGAGGAAGGCTCGAAGGTCTTAGCAACGTAGATGGGCATTTTGTTTGTTGGTTTTAGAGGTGAGAGTTTCTTTAAGTTCTTTGTTCGGTCGATATGGGGCTCTTTGTTCGTTCTGTTTGTGTGTGTGTGTCTATATGTGCGCGTTGGTGGTGAGTCCCGAAGGAGAGATGATTTTAGTGTGAGAACGTTTGCTTAAATTGATTTTCGCGTCGATATGACGACTTGTCGTTTGACCCCCGGTATCGTATCGACGTGCCGACTTCCGCACAACGGACACGACCCGTATTTCACGAGTTCGTATATTTTCACCAGGGCCGTCAGTATCAATACGAGCAACACGACGACGGCCAGAGAGGCAGGGAGTACCCACGAGGGCACCGGGCCGCGTTTTCCCACGACGCCGATATTTTGTAACAATGGTCGCAGAGTATTTTCCAAGTTCACGCGGTTCATTTATAGAATACAAACATAAAAATCTGAAATGTGTTTTGTCGATACGAAAATTCTAAAATTTTAGTATTTTCGTATAGTAAACAATGGGTGCATTAACAACATTTGTGTTGTTTTTGTTCTTCACCGGGATAATTCTCGTTGCAACGAACGAGCTTACGTACGACAGGCCGAGAGAAATTCAATACAGATATCTTCCTCGCGATCTGGATTCGTTCATACGAACCGAACCGTATCCATCAGCGATTTATGGCAGTCTCTGGTCTGTAGACACGAGGCGTGGCGGTGATGGGGGGCCTCAACCCGCGGACATTAGACAATCTAATTAGGTTGAGTATTAGACCAGAAGAACCCGTAAGATGTTTTCTGTTTACCTCTGGCACAACGACTTATTGGTGTCTCGTCTTTTTTTAGATATCTTCCAGCCTCTCTATACGAATCGAATGATTTAATATACTTTCCACTCAGGTCATATTGATACACCTTTTGAGAATTTGGCTGAGAATCCTTATTTTTTTGAATAGATTCTTCCGTGTGAGATCTGCCCCACCACGAATGTTCCTCGCCTCTCACTCCGAACATTGGATTTTTATCACCTGTTCGTAATTCACTTGCTTGTTCTCTCTTTTCGTCCGTCCAAGCCGATCTTAATTTTTCTTTCGTTTCCTCGTCCCTCGGTTTGCCGAACATCGGGTTTCCAAACCCACTGTATCTAATACTATGTTCTTTTCTCTTTTCCTCGGTCCATGTTTTTTGAACTTTTTGTTTTGTTTTATCACTCGTCTTCGTTCCGTATCTGTGATTCTTCTCGCCTATCCTCGTCTCACTCAGCTTTTGTCTGGATTCTTCACTAAATTTTCCACGACTCCCACCACCTTCCCGAAGATTGTATCCACCCGGAGACAACGTTCCCATCAGGTTCACCATCCATCTTTCGTGTTTGTCGAGTTCGTCGTCCGGACATTCGTAATAATCCACGACGAAGTTCTCTAATCCGTATTTCTGTATGGCATTACTTATTGCGACACAACCGCTGGCAGGGTCTTGATGTTCTTTCAGTCGTTCTTCCATGGATCTTGTCGTCAGACCCACGTATGATTTGAAACTGGGAGACGTGAGAGTATACAGATATCCCATTTGTTATTGATTTTACAGACGTATTAAATTATCCTTTGATATTTGTTGATACGAGACAACCCAACTAAAAATTATGACGCTGGCTTTTCGCCAGAGTCGGTTCGTATCTCTTAGTCTTCGAATTGTATTGCCACCCGACCGTTTTCTTGGCGGAGGGAGCTTTCTTTTTTTTTATTTCTTGAGTTTTCTTTCTTTTCTTCGCCGCTTCTCTCTTCTTCTCATCCTCGTTGATCATGCGCATTATGGAGGCTCTCATCGCATTTAACATTTATATAGAATTATAAAAAAATAAAACTATGATTATATTCTCATGTGGAAAGAAATCATAGTCGCCTTCTTCGCGGTAAACGCACTCTTCTGGGGACTCTTTCCCCACGATGCTCATTGCAAGGTGGCTTCTATATTCACCGACATGTGTGCCCCCCACACCGTACACGTATCTTTTGGCGTGTTGTGTTTCTTCATAGCGGTCGTCATTGCTCAACAGAAAATGTTCAAGAAACTGTTGGGAATGTAAAAATCGTATCGACAAAACACATTTCAGTAATCATCATCACTATCGGTGACTTCTTCTCCTCTATCTCTCTTCATCTTCCTCTCTTTCGCCCGTTTTTTCTTCTCCTGGCGAGATAGTTCTCTCTTTTCCTCCTTGACTTTGTGCGTGTTTCCCAGGGCGTCCACGTATTCCGTATCGCGTTTCATCTCCAACTTGGTCGCCTCTATCGTAGCCGCCGACTGTCCCGTGATGTTGACGACTCCGCCACCAACGGTCCACATTTCGGAGCACACTTTCTTCACGAATTCGGTGCTGTGTGAAATAATCACGACGCCTCCGCCGAAAGTTTCGAGAGCTTCTGCCAGAGCGCCCAGACTCTCGCGGTCCAGATAATTCGTGGGTTCGTCGAGTATAATGACGTGCGGGTGTTGCCACAACGCCGCTCCGATAACGAGCTTCACCTTCTGCCCTCCAGATAGCCCTCTTATTCTGGAATGCGTCGTGAACTCTGGATCGAGACCGATGTTCGTCATGTGATCTTCTACGTTCTTTGCCGTGAGCGGCTTTCCCATCAACCCATTAGCGGCGGCTTCTTTCGCGTCTATATCATTCAGAAGTTTCTGGAACCCAAGATCTTCCAAGACGTCTCTGGACATCCACTGAGATGAGTCGTCACCTTTCCAAAAGACTTCGTATTCGTAAGATCTCTTCAGTTTCCTTCGACCTCCCATGCGATCTAGTGTACGTTTCATGCCATTGACGACCTTTACTTCATACATCTTAGAAACATCTTCGTGTCTAGAACCCCTATCAACTGCTTCGAGGTCTTCTCCACTCGCGTATCGCCATTGAATATATTGATTCGGGGTCATGTCCAAATGATCTTCGATATGATGAAAGGCGTGTTGAGCAACGTATGCCATGCGCATATTCGGGTGTTTCCAAACCGACGAGGGGTTGGTAGCCTGCGTTTCGCCAGTGAGCACCTTTATCAGCGTCGATTTTCCCGCTCCGTTCGGACCTATGACGCCGATTCTCGAGTTCATGGATACTTGGGCGTGAACATCGCTGAAAATAGGAGAAACTCCTCCGGGATATGTGAAAGATACGTTTCGGAGTTTGATGATCGCTCGATCTTTCGAAGTGACGCCTTCGAGGAACCCAGGTTCTGGGAATGCCCATTTGACTCGAGTGTCCTTGAGATCATAATAAGATGCCGCTTCAGGGCGTTTCTTGACGAACGTCGACAAGTTTCCTATATATTTCTGAAGTTTGAGATTGGGCTCGTAATGAATGATGGCTGAACAGATCGCATCTAGAAACCCAGAATCGTGCGATACCACCAGAGAAGACACGTTTGTGAGACTGGTCAGGTACGAGACGAGCCACGCCACGTTGGTAACGTCCAAGTGGTTGGTAGGTTCGTCCAACAAGAGAACGTCTGCGTTCAACAACATGGCACGAGTGAGAGCGAGTTTCATCTTCCAGCCTCCAGACAGAGAGTTTATAGACGATGCACGTCTTTTTTCGTCGAATCCCGTTTCTTCTAGTTTTTTCACGATATGCTCTTTCGTGGGATTCCTAGACATGATGTCCACGTCGGACATCAGAAAATCGTACACGGACATATTCGAATCGGAGGCATCAATATCGTGCTCTACATACACGGTGCGTACGACGGTAGAATCCGGAAAGCCTTCTAGTTGTCCGTTGGCGATGGCGCGCATGAGCGTAGATTTTCCGGCGCCGTTCGGACCGATGAGTCCGTATCTGTTACCACGCTTGATGTTGAGTCGCGTGGAGTTGAGCAGGATCTTGCCTCCGTACGCGAGAGAAAACTCACAATCACAAAGGTCTTCACCAGGTTCTGTTTCTTTTACTATTTGCTCCGTGGTGGTTTCGAAGGCTTCGAAAAGATTCGAAATATCTTCGAAAGAAATAACATCCTTCAATGCGTTGGTCCAAGCGTCAATATCGTTCGCCTTGCTTCGAACAAGACCATCTACGGCACTCACGACGAGCTTCTCATCGGATGTTTTGATGTTCGACGCGACGTATTTTCGAACGTCGTCGGTCGAAAGTTTCGCACACACGTTTTGATGAAGATTATGTAGATATTCGTAACACGTGGTGGCGATCGTTCGAGCTTCGGGATTGGACATGCTTTCCATGGCATTCTTCACGCTCGAAATGAGTTTATCCGAGAAATCAAATGCATCCGCGGGATCGTCGACGAGTTTCGCCATGTTGTTAATGATCACACATGTCTTCCGTTTCACCACGGTCGTTCGATCCACGATACCTCTGCATAACAGCGGGACGAGGACAGCGAGAGTGCGAGCATCGACCGTCTGCACAAATGTGGTAGCGGATAATTTATGGACGCATTCCGCGATTTGATCGCTGTTAGAAATCGCCTCTATGAGATGAGGAACGAACGGTTCGATGTCTTTGTTTCCTATGGACAGACAACTCTTCAAGAGAGCTTCCTTTGCAGCACGTTTGACGGAAGGGCGAAGATCGTGCATGCAGTCGGTGACGATAGGTACGATCTCCGGGAGATAAAACGATACTCTCTCCGGGAGTGCCTTGGCTATATTGGTGAGAATTTTAAGAGATTTCTCTTTGACGTCCCATTTGACATCGGGGGCGAGTTGGAGATTTTCGAGAA